AGCTGCTAAAGTAGTCTTCGTGGTATCACCCTCAAGCACCACGAAACCAGCCACGCTGGCCCAGGCAGGCAACGGTGCGATCGTTCAAGGTCGTCCCGAGGACATCGGTGTTATCCAAGTGGGTAAGACTGCTGACTTCCAAACTGCCTTGACTATGATGCAGACGCTTGAGCGACGCTTGGCTGAAGCATTCCTGGTTCTCAACGTTCGCCAGTCTGAACGGACTACAGCTGAAGAGGTTCGCCTCACTCAACTCGAACTTGAGCAACAACTGGGTGGCTTGTTCTCCTTGTTGACTAATGAGTTCCTGGTGCCTTACTTGAATCGTAAGCTCCTGGTCCTACAACGAACTGGTGAACTACCTAAGATCCCTAAAGATCTAGTCAACCCAACCATCGTTGCAGGTATCAATGCACTTGGTCGTGGTCAAGATCGTGAATCTCTCACTGCCTTTATCATGACTATTGCTCAGACTCTTGGTCCTGAAGCAATGATGAAGTACATCAACCCTGATGAAGCTATCAAACGTTTGGCAGCTGCACAAGGCATTGACGTACTGAACCTTGTTAAGAGCATGGATCAACAGCAGCAAGAAATGGATGACCAAATGCAGCACGAGCAAGACATGGCTATGATGCAAGCTGCTCCCAATGCTTTGAAAGCTCCCCTACTTGATCCTTCTAAAAACCCCAATGCCGGTGAAATCGTCAACAACGTGATGGGTACCGACATTGTTCCTCCCACTGAATAAGTATGGCAGAAACTTTAACCTATGATCCCAGCAACGACCCTGAAGTTCTAGCTTCTATTGAAGCTGATGAAGCAGAGTCGCTAGCCATTGGCGAAGCCATGATTAACCAAGCCAATGAAAGGCTTGCTGGTAAGTACAAAAATGCACAAGAGCTTGAAAAGGCTTACATGGAACTTGAGAAAAAGCTTGGCTCTCAAGAACCAGAAACTGAATCTGAACCAGAAGCTGGTGAAGATACTTCGGAAGACAACTCCGATACTGATGCTGCTGTTGATTTTCTTTGGAAAGTCAATGATGAGTATACCGAAAACAACGGTAAACTCAGTGATGAAACCATGGCAGCATTTGAAAAGATGTCTTCCAAGGAAGTTGTTGAGGCTTTCTTCCGTTATCAAGAAACGGTAGAGAAATCAGAAGCTCCTCAAAATGTAGAGCTTACTCAACAACAGATCAACGAAGTTCAAAACTCCGTTGGTGGTGAAGCTAAATATGCAGAGCTTGTTTCCTGGGCAGCTGATAACTTCGCTCCCGAAGAGATCACTGCATTCGACAACCTTGTAGAAACTGGTAACGTTCCTGCAATTCGTCTTGCACTCCAAGCATTACAATATCGTTATCAAGATTCTATGGGATTCGAAGGAGAGATGCTCCAAGGTAAACCTGCTAAAGCAACTGAAGGTTTCCGAAGCCAAGCTGAGGTAGTCAGGGCAATGAATGATCCTCGCTATGATCGTGACCCTGCATACCGTGAAGAGATCATGCAGAAACTTGCACGGTCTAACCTTAATTACTAATGAACGACACAAACATCTGGGCTAAAGAGCCACCCCTCATTATGACTGATCATCCCTACGGTGTCCCACACAACGAACGTGCTGAGCAGCTCAACGGTCGCCTTGCTATGCTTGGCATCATGGCTGCTTTTGGCGCTTATGCGCTGACTGGACAAATTATTCCTGGTATTTGGTAATGAGTCTCTACGAGAACATTAACAAACGCAAGAAGGCTGGTACTTCTCGCTCGAAAAAAAATTCAACTGTCAGCTCCAAGGCATATGCCAATATGAAAGCTGGCTTCCCTAACTCTAAGAAAAACAACTCCAAAAACAAATGAAAGCTATTATCACTTCCGGTCTCCTCCTCGGCGCTGCACATGGTCTGATGGCCCCTGCAATCGCTGGTCCCTACGTGAACGTTGAAGCTAACAGCGGCTTCACTGGTTCCGACTACTCCGGTACTTCTACCGACTTCCACGTTGGTTACGAAGGTTCTTCTGGTGTCCTTGGTTATTACATCCAAGGTGGTCCTTCTGTTAT